GCGTGCCGGCGGCATTCATAATGAAGAGCTTTGAATGCGTGCCAGCGGCGATCCAGCGATTTGCACTGTTGTCGCGCCAAGTCAGCAGTCCTCGGCACTTGCCTGTCAACTGGCTGGCAGAGCGCTTGCGCCAGCCGCCAATGGGTCTGAGAGTGTTCTCATACCAGCGTACCAAGTTGGCGTCAAACCATCTGCCAGCAGACTGATACTCAGTGCCGTTGCGATATACGCCTGGTGGGATTTTGAGAGGTATGAGTGCCATGGCTTAATTATGCGGTTTCTGTAGACAAATTGGACATGAATGAAAGTGTGGCGATCACTGATGGCACTGCCGGTCTGGTGGGTGTGCTGCTGGCTGCAAAGTGCTCAATGCTGACACCTACATCTGATGGCCGCCACATGATCTCGATGTAGTCATTGGCCGACAGACTGACAAAGAAGTTAATCGCGGCAATTAAGTGAGAGGGGTCGCCAGTAGATTTCCTTGCTACAACGTGAAATCTGCTGTTTGAATTGGCGATGTTTGCGCCGTTCTTGCGAAACCACACATCCACATCTTGGCCGTCATTGGTGGTGTTCTTTAATTGAATGCTGAATTGGATATCGTAGATGCCAGCCTGCGCCACATTGAGTCTTGACGAATTCGACAAGGTAACGCCATTGCTGAAGTCGGTGGTGTCAAGTGTGACGGCGTAGGCCGTTGTCGTATTGGCCGCCACTTGATCTGTGCTGTCTTGAAACGCCCCATATGGGTTGTTGATGTACTTGCCACCACGCGGTCCGAGGATCGTTGCAAAGACTGCCGTTATCTTGTTGAAGTACACATTCAAGCCGCCGAATGATGTACCAAAGAAGCCTTGGTCATAGGCAGGCGTAGGCGTGCCAAGGTTTGGCTGCGCCGGTGTAGTTATCTGCTGACCAAGATTGAGCGCCAATTAAGCCACCAAGCCATTCAAGTAGGTTGTCTTGCCTGCTACTTTGGTGGCGGTCAGTGACTGCGATTTGAGGTTGGATGGTGAATATGAGCAATGCACCCACCCCGCATTTGGATCATCCCCGCCTGGCACCCAAAATTCTAATATCAATTGCGTGTATTTAAGATTGGCTTCAATCCACTCTGCCAGCTCGGGATTAGGTACGCCATCAATCTCAAAATCGCAGGCTTGGCCCTTGCAATGATCTGAGGTGGCCGATCCTCCGGCTGCCTGATTCAAAGCACTACACCTGAACCCAGAGGATATTTTCACTGGTTTGCCAAAGTGATCTCTGACAGGTTGCAGGATGTTTTCGCAAAGCAAACGCAATGACTCTATTTGTTCTTGATTTGGCGTGTTGTCAATGTCCATGCGTATAGCAGTCTCAGACTTAATTAGTTCCGAAAGTTTAAAATTTGCAGAGAGATTCATTTCATGTTCCTTAAGGTTTCGTAGGTTTGGATGCAGGCGTTGAGCTTGCGGATGGCGGTGTCTCCTTCGGCTGTGATGGAGACAAGATCGTCAGCAGTCTTTCGGTCAAGTTCGGCTGATGCTTCTCCGCTGTTATTTCCAGCGGCAATGGAGGAATCACTGGTGGCTGATACGGCGCACTCGGCGGCCTTGACAGGGATGAACAGCCTGCGCTCGCCAGTAGCAATATCAGCACGCAACTTGTCTTCTTTAGCCTTTGCAACATTATTCGCCTTTCGCAATGTTTGTCCATAAGTCTGCGCCACTTGCACCATCGCCTGCTCAGTCTCCCTCGCCTTGGCGTTCAGCGCTGCAATCTCAATCTGCTGGCGCGTGTACTCATCATGCTCACCCTTAAAGTATCCACCGCCAAATGATGACAGCACCGCCATGACGATGCCGAGGATTACCCAAGGATTGAACAGGCTCATGGTGCAGGGGGGTCGTTATCAGTAGCTTCAGCCTTGGCGCTGGCGCTGGCTATTGCCTTGACACCAGACCGGCCAGCCACACCACCAAGCACCCCAGTGATGAAAACCATTATTGTTGAAATCTGCTGGGTGTACACCTTATCAATGGCCGCCATGCTGCCGTTCATCGGCTGCTGGACAAAGCTGACTGAGTAGAGAAACATACCCATTGAGGCCAGCAGAATGCTGACAAGCACAACAATGACAAATGCCCAAACTCGGACTTCGATCTCGTCAGCAGTTAATCGGTTGTTTGTTTTGTATCCAACTGTTGGCATCACTTCTTCTCCTCTGGTTTAACTAGCAACTCAGGACAAGTCCCTGCCGCTGTACAAATTGGTGGCTTGCATTCTGTCTTACCCCAATTGTTTGGGTCTTGACACTCATATCTGTAACGATCATCGCAGCCAGTCAGCGCCACAAGCAGTACAGACAGAAACCAAATTTCATACACATTCATTTGTCTTTATCCTTTCGCTGTTGAGCCTCAATGTCACGCCTAAGAGTTTCCATTTTTTTAATTTGAGTCTGAGCTTCTTTTTTTGTTTGAAGCACATCCATGTACAGCATTCCAAGAAGCGGGAGCAGCGTAACTACCAAAATTAAGGCCGCGATGTACCCCATAACTATTTCCCAATCCTGCTTAAGAGGCCGAGGAGTATCCATAGATACAGGAGGAAAAGAAAAGTCGCTAGTAGGTACGCTTGCCTTTCGTTTAGGAGTCGCTCCTTTTCCTTGCGTTGCCATGATTCATCATCTCGCTTTTTCCTTGCTTTGTCTTGCTCTGCTTTAATGATGTCCCGCATCTGAAACGTCCGGCTGTACAAAGCACCCATCTCTTTAGGAGCGCCGTACACCATCGCCTCTCTTATCTCCACTTCCAGCGCCGCCATCTGATCTTGCGCCATGATCCTGTGGAGCGCGGCCTCCATCAAATTTGCGTCAGGATCGTAGACAGTCTTACTCTTCTCTTCCTCTTCTCTCAAGTGCGCCGCTAACTGATCCTGCAAACGAAAAAAAGTAGACAGTTGAGTGACGATGTTGGACATCACCACGGCTTCGTCTACTGCTTCGTACTTTGCCTTTTTTCGCGTCTGCTGGACAGGCTGTTTGGCCGCTGGCTTTGAACCGAATAGCTTTGACCAAAATGATCTAACCTCGTTGGCAACACCAATAGCTTCTTCAACAGTGGACTTGACCTCCATGAAAGACTCTTTGGCCTGCTTATACAGAGCAACTCCCTCTGTGACAGCACTAACGCAGGCTCTGGCGGCCAAGAGGATCGTGAGAGGGTCCACATCGTTACATCCCCAAAAGTTTCTTCACAATGTCGGCGGCCACGCCTGGTCCAAACAGGATGGCGGCAATGACAATATAGAGCTGAATCTCAATCTTCTGCATCCTGCCCTTGCCACTCTCCAGCTTCTCTTCGATGGATTTATATCTCTCATCGCAGATCGCTTGGTGGACGGCAAACTCCTTTTCTATGGAGTCGCTCACCCTGTCACCTCATCTGCTGGCTCTGGTGTGTTGCCTTCAGCAAGCCATGCTAGGTATTGCTGGTAGTCGGTGTTGTCGGGCGCAAAGGGTATGAATGCGCCGTCAGATAGACGTTGCACAGCGCCACCAAAAGGTAAAAGTTTGTATTGCATGGTTATAACTCCGCTGAAAGTTCAAGGTAATTAGGAATATAAAAAAAACCAGCCTGAGTTGTAAACGTGCTGCCACTTCTATAGACACGAGTTAGTTTTGTGGAGCCAGTATCAAATGCCGTTGGCGTTTGTGTATTTATGTCTCCAACACTTCCAACAATGTTAATAGTTCCATTTAAAGTACAAGTAGGGGCTGTGCGCTTTTCAACTTGCCACATTATATTTCCATACCAATCTGTTGTTCTTACAGCAACAGTGCCATAAACTCCAGTAGGCAATTTTTCATAGTATCTTTGTGCTAACTGCAACTCAGTCCCATAAGGTCTGTAATCAAAGCTCGTTGCTGTTGAGCCTTTTTCTAGCTGTACGCCTGTGAGATAGAAGGTAGACCCATTAGTTGATACTAAATTTGTTGTTCCTGATGCACCATAAACAGTTCCACCATTCCAAGCGTTTACTGCACCTTGAAAATTAGTTCCCAAACCTATATAAAAATTAACTCTAATTCCAGCACCATTTGTTGTTAGCCAAGTACCAGTTATATCTCCAGCAATGGTTACTGTTTTATATTCAAATGTATTTGCAGAATTTACTGTGTAAGTAAATGGATATACTCTTGTGTCGTTTTGATTTACTAAAACAGCACTATATGTTCCTGTTACAGAACTACGCACCCAAAAAGATACAGTTACAGTTTTTGCATTGGCAGTACCAAAGCCAAAATCGGCAATGTTATACCCTTCTATTGGTTGGGTTACTGCAAAATAATCTGCCGCACCAACGGTGTATGCAGAAGAAGAAGTAATTAACAAAGAATTATTAAATCCAACAGGTGCAGTTGATGATTGTTGAACGGTAAACTTTGAAGATGCAGAAATTTCTGTTTTCCATCGGTCTAATGTATAAGCAAGGTTTGCAGGAGTAACACTAGCACCAGCGTTCCTTTGGTCAATCACCATTGCGCCATTTATGATGCGGTTCTTGAAGCCAAAGTTGCTGGAAGCATTAAATACATCATAGCCATCAACTTTAGCTGTGATTTCGCCAGTGCCTTTTGCTACTAACTTAAAGCCAATATTTGTATCACCACCTGACGCTGTCAATGTTGGTGCGACACCAGTAGCAGCATTAGCCAAAGTCAACTCATTGACAGCAGACGTTGTTGCTGTGACTTTCAGCAGCTCGTTGCCGTTGGTGTCAATGACATCGCCAACAATTTTTAGCTTCTTACCCGATCCAATGTTCAAGCCAACTGAAGTGCCAGTGCCGGCAGCCGCAAAGATTGCGTCAACCAAGTCTAGGTCAGTATTGACCTTGGTTCCCCAAGTGTCGGTTGAAGCGCCGACCTCTGGCTTTGTCAGTAATAAATTTGTTGTGGTGGTATCTGCCATGCTGAAAACTCCTATGCGGCCTGTTGCCAAGTGATTGAATTGTCTGCTAAATCAGACCAACTTTCTGATGTGTCTGCAACTGGTGACCAGCTCTCTGATGTATCTGGAACAGCACCCCAGCCATACCCAATGATGATGCCAGCAGCGCCAATAGACTGAACCCCAATTATCCCTATGGATATGACATTTGATGCAGTGCCAACATTGCCTGTACCCTCAACGCCAGTAATTGCTTGGAAAGTGATGACCTCTGATGGCATCGTTTCCACAGCACCAGTCGCAGCATTGCCGCTAACTGCTGTGGTGCTTGTCAATCCAACAGTGCCAGCAGCAGCTGTAGACGCATTGCCTGTTAAATCAACGGCAGCAGACTGAGTGACGCTGCCAACTGCCAAGGTTGACGCATTGCCGGTGATGGCATTGGTTGATTCTGTTAAAACCGATCCAACAGCACCAGTAGCTGCATTGCCTGTGATGGCAACAGATACAGTTAATCCAACTGTGCCTACATTGCCGGTGGCAATAGTGCCATCTTCTTGGATTGATCTGTCTGTTAATAGCGTGCCAACGGCACCAGTAGACGCATTGCCGCTGATAACGACATTGCCTATGCCATACGCACCTAGACCATAGTAGCCAGAACCATATGCAGCCATACCGCTGCCCTAGTTAAGCCAGCCTGATCAGGCCAGTGCTTGCATCATTGGTAGGCATGGTCAGTGTGAATGTTCCAGCAGTCACTGTCTGACTGCCGAATGTATGCACGCTGACTGCCTTGTTTGACTGAGTGCTGTTGTAGATCAGGACCGCATCAAAGGCTGTAGCCAAGGTCACAGCAGAATAGCTAATGCTGGCGCTGGGGGTTACAAAGGCTGTAGTGCCACTGGTGCTTGGCGCAGTGCCAAAGGTCACTGTGACGCCGCCTGCCGTGTAGC